AATCCAACATCAGTATTTCTAGCAGTTCCAGTGTTTCCACTCACGTCGAGTTTAATTTTATAAGAATCGAATGTGAATGGATCAGATTCTGTTACATCTGCTAGAGAATGCGTCTTGTTAATTCTGTCAAGACTTACACCAGACAATTCATACTTAAATACAGGAGTTCCTATTGGATATGATTTGGGATTAGGTCCTCTAACAATGTTTCCACCGATTGTGTTACCAGATACATTGGTGTACTGAATAATTTCATCTTCAATCAAGATTAAACCAACATTAGTAGTTCCAACTCCAACACCCTCAAAGGAGGTGAATGTTGCTCCAAGTCCAACAGTTATTCCATCTGTAGAATCTGATTGATATGCTGCTGTAAGTGTGGTTGGTTTAATATCAGGTTTAATGCCAGAAAGTTTGACATTGTTCTCAGTGAAATAACCTCCATGGTTTGTATGCTCAACGTTCATATGCAAACCATCATTAATAGTAATGATAGATGCAATCTGAACATCTCCACCCGGAGCAGCTGGAAGATCATTATTTAATGTTTGAGCAACTCCCACACTATTAAAGTATCTCATTGAGTTGCCACCACCAACAACAAAGTTACCTTGAACATTATCAAGAATAAGTTCATTGGTAACACCAATTCCAGTCACCGTAAGTTTAGCGTCTCTACCGACCGAATTGCTACCCAAAGTAGTGATTCCAAGAACGTCGCCAATTTGATATCCAGATCCACCTGAAGTAATAGTTGCTCCATTAGAAACAACACTTCCATTTAGAATACTGATTTCTGCAGTTGCACCTCTACCACTTCCGGTCAGGGTAACCAGATTGACACCAGCGTATG